GAAAGATGTTTGTTTTTGGTTATATTTCAGGTTGTTGGAGTGTGATATGAGGCAAAGGAATGGGGCTAAATGGCGATTTGGCTAAAGAGACACGAAGCGGCGATAAAAAGTTACAGAAAACGCTGTTTTTGCCAAACTGCGGCCAAACTGCGGCATAAACTGCGGCCATTTTCTTGTTAAATGGCTGCGAAACGAATTTAAAATAGTCGCTTTTCGTGTTAAAACTGTGTTAAAATACTGCTTCTTTTTGGCTGTTTTTCCGTTGTTTTTCTCTTTTCTTTTCTTTGTTTTTCAGCGTTTTACACCTCTTATTGGTCTTACTTTTGGCTTAAAATCGGAGATTTTACAAAAGGAAAGGTTTATTTATATGTTCGTATTGTAGCGAATAGACATTTTGACGATCGCAATGGATTTTATATGTTCTTTGCGTACGTCTTGCGGTTGATGGTGGGGATTGTAACTTACAAGGGTGACGTATTCTTCTCCTTTCTCGGATTTTTGCAGGTATTTCGTTACGAACATCTCGTCTCCGTCGGCGTCGATATATATATTATGTATCTCTCCCCACAGTGCGTTTTCTAAGCTTATCTCTTTATAACATACTATATCCCCAGCCTTTAGGATTGGATACATGGAATCGCCTCGGACGGGAATCGCTCCATCGCATTTTGGTGAATTTGGGATTGTTATGTTTCCGATTGGGGTTTGTTGGGTTTGGTCGGAATATAAGGTTGTTAGGCCCGCAGATATCTCTGTCGCGTAGAGTGGAATTTGCTGAATTTCATACTTTTTATCTGTAAAGTGTTTGCCATACAGCATAATCTGATTGTCTTCGTTAACGGTTTGGGCTTCGGGGTGTTCTATTTTGTATTGGTTCCTGATCATGCTTCCTCTTCCTGTGAGAAACCAATCGGGGGAGAGGTCCGGGAAGGTGTCAAGTATTTTTGACGCCTTATCTACTCCAATCGTCCCGCTTTCACTAATATTGCTAAGATTTCCTCTTTTTAAGAGAGAAAGAGCCTCCATTTGTCTTACGGAAATCCCCTTATATTTAGAGAATTCCTCGATTCTCTTCTTTATTCCACTCATATTTGTCGAAAATTTTTGTCATATTTCTTTGTTATGTCAAAAATACATGTCATCTTTGCACTGTCGTTTTGATATTAAAACGAACGTTCAAAGTTAAAGAAAAAAATATGAAAAGTAGAACATGGGGAAAAATCTATGTGGATCATGGGATGAAAAAAGAGATTCACAAAAGACTGGGAGTTTCTTATCCGACGATCCGTAAGGCTCTGAACGGAGAGAGGACAATCATTAACGAAGCTACTCAGGTGCGAGCGAAAGTGCGCAGAGTGGCGATAGAACTTGGCGGCAAAGAGGTGGAATTGGAAAATTGAAAAGGTTATGGACGCAAATAAGCTGGTAAAGGGGACGTGGTATGATTACGTGCGGAAAGACGGGATTCGGCACAGGGTGAAATATCTGTACCCGGGCGTGAATGTTTACTATTTCTCGCTGGAGATCGGGAATGGGTTGTTGTCGCTTGCAGGATGCGTTGTTCGTGAAAGGATAAAGGATGTCGTATGAGAATGGTAAAGGTTTTACTCGGTTTTTTACCGGGTGTGACGTTGGGGATGTGGCTCAAGGCGATGTGGCTGTGTGTTTCGATTGCTATATGCAATCCGGCGGACGACTGCGCGTGGTGGGTTATCGTCGGGTTGATCGTGAATCTACTCATCTCGGGGCTGATGGTGGCCCGGGATCGGGAGCGTTGGAGAAAGGTTTGTGAGAAGATAAATAGTATATAAATCATTAATTTAAAACATGAACAAAAAAAATGAAATTCGTAAATTGTACTCCGCATCCAATCAAGTTGAATAGCGGAGAGGTGTTTGAAGTGTCTGGCACGGTTGCACGTGTGTCGCAAGAGTTTAGCGAGTTTGACGCGCACGGCACGTGTCGCGCCTCGTATGGTGAGTGTATAAACCTGCCGGATCCGGCTCAAGATACGATTTATATCGTGTCTTTGATCGTGCTCGACGCATGCAAGGGCAAGCGTACTGACCTCGTAGCGCCCGCAACGGGGCATCCCGAATGCGTGCGGGATGAAAAGGGATTTATCGTGTCCGTGCCCGGATTTATACGGTAAAAAAAACTTTTTGGATTGGATGGCGGATGGTCTGACGGCTCTTGCGTCTTCTGCTGTCAGACTCGCGATGAAGACGCACATGGTTGTTTAGGTTCGACACGCGGCCCGCGAGACGAGGGCATCCCGGTAATGGTTTTTCGGGGGTTCGATTCCCCCGGCCGGACAAATTAAAATTAAGAGTTATGAATAATGCGGAATTAATTAGAAGGCTTGAGGCGGAGGTGAAGGTGAAGAATATCCGGTATCTTGTCAATCAGTCTTTGGCGGATCGTTTGTTATGTGAAATTGATAAGAAAAAGCAGAGCATTCCTTCGGGAAGAGAATGCAAGCAAGGCCGGAGATGCCTTGAAGGGCGAGCGAAATATAGTGCGCCGAATCGGGTTGGCGTAACTCCCGATGCAATAAAAAAATTACTTGCGTATATGGATAGTCTTGCAATTGATACTCTGGAATTTCATCGGCATAAGGGTGTCTCTCGTATTGAATTTCGTATGGAATACGCCAAAGGTCGAGATGCTGATCCATATAGCGCAGAAACGGAGAATTATATGGATCGATATTGACAATTTTAAATGATATTGTTGAGGACAGAATCATAGCAATAAGGATTGTAGATTAAAATGAAGTCAAGAATACATATAATACGAGCAATATCAGGGAGGCTGCAAGGGCTGACGGCACGATTTTTTTGCAAACTTTCGTCCGCTTTTTCTTGTCGACAAAAACGGGCTTCAGACGCCGATCGTCCTTTAGTGCTGCTTTGGATTCGGACAGAAATGCTTGGCGAGCACGTTCCGGAAGACTTGACAGATCATGCAGTACGATGGCTGTTGTCAGGATACCGACTGCAAGTAATAGCACGGCAAGAAGGAATACCATCCGGATGTATAGGTGTTCGGACTGTGTGTTATGCAGGGAAACAAGTATGCCGAGACTTCCTGATGCTACAATCAGAAGGTTGCGGTAAAAGTCGGCTTCTTTTTCAAAAGAGTACCTTGACATCTTCTCCGACTTACGAAGTTGTTGTTCGTAATAATTCGTGTCCATGCGATTTGTTAATGATTCCGCAAAGATAATATAAATTATGTATCAGGTTGTAGATGGAAATTTGTGTTTGAGTGTGGCGGATTGGATTGGCGCGGGGCTGACTCGCAATCAATTCGAGCATGACTCGAAGCGCGGGGATTTAAAGATATTCCGGCGCAGCAAGCACGATAATACGTTGATCGATATGTGGTCGATCCGGCGTCCGGAACGGTTGGCGGTGATTGAGCGCGCCTTCGGTCTGCGGGGCGAGCGGAATAACAACGCGAAGCATACGAAACTGATACGGGATGCGGAGGCGTTCGACTATTTTAGAAATTACACTTACGGCGAGGAGGAGACGCATCTATCGCCGGAAACGATCGATAAATATACGAACAACGCTACGATCGTACGGGCGCTGTTGAAGCGGCTCGAGGTGATTCGCGCGCACAGGCGCATCACGATGGGCGAGTTCTGGTCGGAATCGACGGAGTTTGCGATCGAACAACAGACGAAAGGATTTCCGAACTCGCTACCCGAAAGCGAGCGAGGTTTTGAACGACTGGTTAAACGGTATTTAAAAGACGGTCTATCGGCGTTTATCTCGAAAAATTACGGCAATGAGGCTGCTATTCGTCTCGAAGAAGAGGCAAAAGAGTGGCTTATTGCACGATATGCGACCCCGATTAACAAAGTGACAATGAAACAGCTATGGCGCGAATATAACGCTGTTGCGCCCGGCTACGGGTGGAAGACGGTCAAGGCGGAAAATACGGTGCGGCGCTTCCTGAATCGTCCGGAGATTCGCCCGCTATGGTACGCGATGCGGCATGGCGAATTGAAAGCGAAGGAGTTGTTTACACGGCAAAATAAAACGATACTGCCGCAGATGCGCGATGCACTATGGTATGGCGACGGTACGAAGCTGAACTATTACTATCTGAACGACGAGGGCAAGATGGATACTTGCTGCGTGTATGAGGTGATGGACGTGTATAGCGAGGTGCTTCTGGGCTATTACATCAGTAAGAAAGAGGACTTCGAGTCGCAATATTTTGCGTACAAAATGGCGATGAAGTTTTCGGGGCATAAGCCTTACGAGATTCGCTTCGACAATCAGGGAGGACACGGAAAGCTGAAGAACGGCAGATTCTTTAAAGATATGGCGCGACTGGCGATATCGACACAGCCCTACAACGGAAAATCGAAGACGATTGAAAGCGCTTTCGGTCGTTTTCAGGCGGATTTCCTGCATCGGGACTGGTTTTTCACGGGAATGAACGTGAAGACGAAGAAGGAGGAGAGTCGCGCGAATAAGGAATTTATCCTTGCGAATCAGAAGAACCTGAAAACGCTCGCCGAAATCAAGGTCATTTACGAAGCTCGTCGGCGCGAGTGGAACGAGGCCGAGCATCCGGACACGGGCCGTCGGAGGATCGATATGTATCGGGAAAGCGTGAACGAGAAGTCGAAGAAGATCACGGCGCAGGATATGTTCAGCCTGTTTGGAATACTTGACGATAAAGATTCATGTAAGTATACGGCGGGCGGACTCAAAAAAACAATCAAAGGGCAAAAATATACGTGGGAAGTTCTGACGGCGGATGGACAGCCGGATTTGGACTTCTTACGCAAGAATGTGGGGCGCGACTTCTTCGTGGAGTACGATCCCACGGACATGTCGGTTGTCGCGCTCTATATCAAAGACGCTTCGGGTGAATTGCGGTTTGTTACGCTTGCGAAGAAATACATCGAGATACATCGCGCGAAGCAGGAGCAGGACGAGCTGGACAGCAAGTTCCTTAAACGCATGGAAATACAAAATAAAGAGCAGCGGGTCGAGATGTTTGAAGAAACGGAGCGGCTGCTCGAAAAATTCGGCATGCACCCTGCCCAGCACGGGCTTAATATGCCTAAAATTCAAGGTGTGGAGCGGGATGTCCGCAAGCGCAAGAAGAAGGTCGACATCGGCACGATGCTGAAGGACGAAAGCAATATGCTGCAGTCGATTGACGGGGATTATGATTTATTAGACAACTATTAAAAAACAATAAAACAGATGATTACACAGGAAGAAAAACAAGTGATTTGCACGAGGCTCGCGGAGTACTGCGAGATGAAAGGCAGCCAGAACAAGGCGGCGAACTCGCTGCAAGGTGTTAGCGGTGCGACGATTACGCAGATGCTAACGGAAAACTGGGAGCTGATTAGCGAAAAGATGTGGCGCAGCGTGGCGGCACAAATCGGGGTAAAATACACAAAATGGAACATCGTGGAAACAAGGAATTACAAGGCGCTTACGAGCATATTTCAGGACGCGCAGGAGAACGCGCTGGTGCTGGCCGTGTGCGGTGAAGCGGGCACGGGCAAGACGCTAACGGGGAAAGCATACAGCGAAACGCATAAAAACGTGTATCTGCTGGGATGCTCGGAGTATTGGAATCGCAAAATCTTCTTGCAGGAGCTTCTGCGGGTGATGGGAAAGAACCCCGCCGGGGACACGGTCGGGGATATGGTTTTGGATGTGGTGAATGAGTTGAAACGCAAGGATTCACCCCTAATTATCCTCGACGAGGCGGATAAGCTGAGCGATCAGGTGCTTTTCTTCTTTATTACATTCTACAATAAGTTAGAGGATTACTGCGGCATCGTTATGATGGCGACGGACTACCTCGAGAAGAAGATCAGACGCGGTCTTCGGTTAAACAAGAAGGGATATAAGGAGATTTACTCGCGGATCGGCCGGAAATTTATCCCCATGCCGGGGGTGAGCGTGACGGATATCGCGGACGTATGCCGCGCGAACGGCGTACAGGAGCAGCGGATGATCGACGCGGTGAAAACGGATTGCGAGGGCGATCTGCGGCGTGTGAAGCGTAAGTGTCATGCTCTTAACAAGAAGAAGGAGCAGGAGAAATGAAGCGGGCGTACAGCGTTCAGGAGCTCGCGAAGATGCGCACGGCTTCGAGTGTGAGTCTCGGCGAGGCGCTGGACGACGCGATGGGCGAGGTGGAGCTGAGCGGCACGTGGTTCGTGTACGGGCCGCCCAAAAACGGCAAAACCTCGATGGCAATGACGCTCGCTAAGGCGTTGGCGGAGCATAAGAAAGTTCTTTATAACAGTGTGGAAGAAGGGATTCGGAAGACGGTGCGCATGGCTATAGAACGGCAGAATATGCACGAGGTCGGTCGGAACTTCTTCTTGCTGGATCGGGAGTTTTATGATGACTTGTATTTCAGACTGTCGCATAACAGGAAGTACGGCGTTATTTTTATTGATTCCGTGCAGTTTATGGGTCTTTCTTACGCGGAGTACAAAAAAATGAAACTTGCTTTTCCGGACAAACTCTTTGTTTTTATTAGTCATGTAAAGGGCAACGTGCCGGATGGGAAGGCGGCCTTGCGCATTATGCAGGACTCGGATGTGATCTTTAGTGTGCGCGGATTTAAGGCGTTTGTGACAAGCCGATTCGGGGGCAATGGCGAATACCTGATTAGCGAAGAGATGGCGGAGAAATTCTATGTGAAATAAACAATTACGAATTAAGAATTAAGAATTACGATGGAAACAACACTTGAGAAGAGAAAGAAAGGGCTGATTAAGCGGTTTCACACGTTGCTGGGAATCGCGCGGCTCGACGACGACGGCAAGATGGAAATCTTGACGGCGTATGGGGTTACGACCTCGAAAGATTTATCTGTTAAGCAGCTGACAGAAATCTGTAATAAGATGGACGATATGCTGAAGGGCGGGAAGCGATCGGAGATGGACGCGCTTCGGAAACGTGTGCTTGCGGCCGGATGTGCGTTTATGCGCGCGAACGGGCAAGAAGCAAGCATCGACTATGTGAAAGCGTGGGTGTGCCGGCGCGCGAAGAAGAAGAACTTCAACGCGGTTCCGGCGGAGCGGCTTCGGGCGGCGTACTTCGCGTTTAATAATCAGCGCAAGGCGCTGGAAGACACGAAAGCGGTTGCTGCGGAGGTGGCGCGCAGGGGTATGAATCAGGATTTTAATTTGAATTAAATTGATTGATATGGATGTCTTGACATTGAAAGAAAAAGCGGGTGAGCGCGTGGTTTTGGCTTTAGAGCCGACCGAAGCGGTAAAATTGGCTAATATTCTTGATTTTGCATGTTATAACAATCCGAAGGTGTCGGATGATTCGAGGCGTTTTGTTAAAGAGGTCGTTCGCTCGGCGGCGAAGCTGGAGAAGGCGATAAAATCGGGATGGTTATGAAAAAGATAGAATTAGAAGCTGTCTCTCTCGAAGATAGTTGGATGCAGATTTTAGGAAATAGTCGTCTCGATATGTCGGATTTGACAAGGCGTAAAAGATGGGAAGAATGGAAGAAAATCGCAACAGAAAATGGCGCGGAGGATTTTGTTGATTTTTGGTGTGATAATACAGCTTGTACAGGTTGTATTCATTTGGACAAAGACTGGTGTAAATCTTTACAATTACCTTGTACTGTAAGCCCTTATTTGACTTATAGACACAACATTATTGGGATGGCATGTATGGGGCTTGGAAAAAAACAAAAACATCCTAAGCAATTAGTATTGTGGTAAAAAAGATGGGAAATAGAAAAAAAGAATCGGCATATAAGGTGCTGGATATTATAAAACAAATGATAGAAGACGACAATAAAGGGCTGGTTTTGTCTACGATCGTGGCTAAGTATGGGTTTCCGTCGAAGTATATGGTGTATGCCTTTTTTATCGATAGAGAGGAGTACAAAAAGTATAAAAATATGAAATAGTTAAAGTTATGGAAATGGTAGAAATGACTGCGCAAGAGCGCGCAGAATTTGAGGCTTTTAAGGAAGCACAGAGAAAAAAAGAAGAAGCGGCGAGGCGTAAGGCGGATCGCGAGGCGTATGCCGAAATCGTCGACGAAACGCTTGCAACGGTGATGCCCGAATTGCAGGATATTAGCGCGAAAATCGCAGAACGCAAGGCGGCTGTGATGGAAGCGTTTAAAGGGGCAATTGAGATGAAAACGCAGCTGTTCGGGGTGAAGGAAGAACAGCGTACGCATACGTTTACGAACAGCGACTCGTCGATTCGCATCACGGTCGGGCATTATACGCTCGACGGGTATAGGGACACCGTGGAAGAGGGAATTGCGATGGTTAAAGGGTTTATCGAGTCGATGGCGAAAGATGACGGAAGCAGGGCATTGGTTAAGGCTGTTCTCAAGTTGCTTTCGCGGGACAATCAGGGCAATCTGAAAGCTTCGCGGGTGTTACAGCTTCGCAAAATGGCTGAAGATAGTGGCGACGAGAAGTTTTTGGAGGGGGTTAAGATTATCGAAGAGAGCTACCTTCCGACCTCTTCGAGCATGTTTATTAAGGCGGCAGTGAAAGACGAAAGCGGGAAGTGGAAGTACGTGCCGCTGGGGATGACGGAGGCGTGATACAACATAAAAAAAACAGAGAATATGGACAGATTAAGTTTAGTTGTCGTGCGTGTGCTGAGACCGAGTGAACAGGTTACAAAGAGTGAACAATATCTTGTAAAGCATACAGATGAAGAAAGAGCGGACGAAAAAGCGATCGAATATTTAAAACCTTTCTCTCGCGAACCCGTGATCGTTGTGCGCACAGAGCTTCTGAAAGGCTCTGTGGAGCTATTGGAGCATGAAGAGGCAGATTGCTTCTACAAGTGCATAACAGAGTGGATGGAGCTGCTTGAAACAGGTAGGGAGAAGAAGGTTACAAGACAGTGCTTTGTGCAGGCGAGTAATATTCATGAGGCTATGTCGCAGCTTCTTAAAGTATATATGCATCTCGACGCTGTAGACGTTAAATCGATTGCACGGTCGAAGATTGTTGATGTGATTAAATGAAAGAGTGGGCGTTGGTTAATCGGGCGTGTCGTGCTTGCGGCGTATCGAAGGCGGATCTGCTTTCGAACAGTCGCAAGCGCGACGTTGTCGTCGCACGACAGATGCTGTGTTACGTGCTGCGCAAAAAAGGCTATGTGTGGCAGATGTGCGGGCGCGTGGTTGATAGGGATCACGCTACTGCAATGCATGGGGCGCGGGTGTTCGCGGAGCAGCTGAGTCTCGGTGAAAAGCTTACCGTGCACGTGTGGCGTGCTTTCGGGGGCGCGAACGCGCTTGTAGCGAGTGCGGGCAATCGCACTTGCAGTTTCTAAAAGAAAAACAGGGAGATTACACAGTTATGAGCAAATACAATCCGCGGGGGCGGAGCTACGAAAAAAGGGTGCGGGAGATTAACCGGATTTACGATGAACACAGTCGTTCCGGTCTCTCGAATCGCGAAATCTGGAGACGGTATATTTATCCCGTCTTCGGGATTTCTGAACGCACGTTCTACAAAGCACTCAAAGACTCGTCAAAGTTTCCGCCCGCTGTGGAACAATAATTTACAAAAAGTATATGAGAAAAGAAATCTATGAATCTATTCGCGAGGCGCTGCTTCGGATTAATGCGCCTTATGCGATTGCGCATATCGACGTGTGGAATCAAAACACGCTATTTCCCGAAGGCGAGGTTCCCTTCCCGCTTCCGGCGGTTTTTGTCGAGTTTGTGCCGACAGATTGGGTACACCTCGATTTGGGTTGCTACAAAGCCAATCAACAGGTTAGGCTGCATATTGTGACGGAATGGGCGGGGCCGGAGGCTTATCCGCTTGTCTTCGATCTAATCAATGAGGTGGCGTGGGCGTTGCATAATCTTTGCGGCAAAAGCTTCAAGGCGTTGCAGCGCGTGGCGTCGGAAACGACACACCAATTCGATCAGCTGCTCGATATGGTGGAAACGTATCAGTGTGTGGGAGTTGACGAGTTTGTGAAAGAAAGAACAAAAGAGTTTGGAGGTAGGCCATGATTATTTGTGTAGACTTTGATGGTACGATCCACGACGGGCAATGGCCCACTATTGGGAAGCCTCGCGAAGGGGCAAAAGAGGTGATTAATAATTTGCGTGCGGAAGGGCACTACATTATAATATGGACGTGCAGGGAGGGGCAGCAACAAACAGAAATGGTGAACTGGCTGCTGGCGCAAGGCATCGGGTTTGATCGGGTAAACGACCATGAGCCTGGTAATTTGGCGATGTACGGCACTGCAACTCGCAAGGTGTACGCGCATTGTTATATAGACGATAAGAATGTGGGAGGCCTGCCGAGCTGGGGTGAGATCGCGCTGCTCGTGAGGAGGCAGGAGGCGGAATATCAGAAAGGAAGATAAAATATTCAAGATGAAAGTGCTTACAGTAAAACAGCCATGGGCGGAACTTATCTGTCTGGGTATAAAGGACGTTGAAAATCGCTCGTGGCGATGTCCGAAAAAGTTTATCGGGGAAAGGGTGCTAATTCACGCAAGCGGAACAACTGCAAAAGAGCCTTACATGCTATTTAATGATGCGCAAGCACAAGCTATTGACAGTGTCATAATGGATGTGATGGCTTCTTATGATATAAAAAGTGCAATAATCGGCAGCGTAGAGATTGCAGAATGCATAAGAACAAGTCGCAGTATCTGGGCTGAAGATGATCGTTATCACTGGATAATGAGAAACCCAATCCTTTTTGATAAGCCGATCTTGAATGTGAAGGGGAGACTCGGTTTTTGGGATTTTGATTTATATCAGAAAAACGAAGAGTGAAAAATGAAATGGGTAAGGGGGCTGGAAACAGAGACGGTGCTTGGAATTGATGAGAGTGAGATAAAGATATTGAAATCTGTGCTCAAGCAATCGGTTTCACGTCTTCGGCGGCAATACGAAAAATATCGCGATCTTAGAGATGGTGGTGAGGCGACTGACAGGCAGATCGACAAACTCTTTGAATATGAAGAGAAATTGGAAGTGGTTGAATATTTTTTGAAATTTTAAAAAGAAAATGATGGAAACAAGTTTTTTGAGAAAAAAAGTAATCTTAGACGCCTGCTGCGGCGGGCGGTGTTTCTGGTTTAACAAACAGCATGAACGTGCTTTGTTTATCGATATTAGAAGTGAAAAGTTCTCTTTTGAAGGAAACAGGACTCACGAAGTCTCGCCTGATTCGATCGTGGATTTTCGGAATATGCCTTATCATGAATTAAGCTTCAAACTCGTCGTATTCGACCCTCCGCATCTCGTAGATGCAGGCAGCAATGGTTATATGGCTAAGAAATACGGCACTTTAAAAGGCGATTGGCGCGAATATATCCGCGCTGGGTTTAAGGAATGCTGGCGTGTGTTGGACGTGTACGGAGTACTTATATTTAAGTGGAATGAGACGGATATAAAGGTTTCAACGATCCTTGACCTGATCGGGAAAGAGCCGCTTTTCGGACATAAGTCTGGGAAGGCTTCGAAAACGCACTGGCTTTGTTTTATGAAGTTTGAATCATAATATTGTTTATCATGGACACAAGTTATTTGGAAGATACGTTAAGAAAGCATGCGTTTATTGTTTCGCAATCTGTCGCCGCGCTCGCAGAAATCGAGGCCATGAAAGCCGCAAACGCGATGGCGGCGGATCTGGGACACACGATCCCGTATGGGGCCGAGTCTTTCAGGGATGTGATTGGCGAGTGTGGGCTTGATTATAATATGGTAATAGGGATGTTTAGGAGATGAACGCAAACGGTAAACGCATGTTGGTCGCATGCGAGTTCTATATTTGTTATTTTTTCATTAGTTGTTTGTTTTATTTGATTTTTGGGGCTGCCGGTTCGGGAGGATAGGCGGCCTTTTTTTGTGGATTGGGGCTACAAAAAAAGCGGATGTTACTCCGCTTTTTCTATTTTGATCTGCTTCCCGCAGTGCGGGCAAACCGTATTTTTTGGCACTTCTTCTTTCTTGTTACTGCTAAACAGTTCGGTTATATCGACTTCGAGGGCTTCGGCATAGCGCTGTAGCGTATCAAGACTTGGGTTGCCATGTATCTGCCTCTGTGCTGTCCCTCTTGTTATTCCGAGTTTTTCAGCGATTTCAGCGACTGTAAGCCGCTTTTCTCTTATTATTTCGTTTATCCTTAGCATTCTAAATTATTATTATATGTTAAACACGCGGCAAAGGTACGCTATATATATGTATGTAGCATTATGATGCTGTTAAACATTCTTAATTGTAGCATTTTTATCACTCTTTTTCTTGCGTAGTGTAGCATTATGATGTATCTTTGCAGTGTAATTAATAATAAAAGTGCGGGTGACACGATAAATACTACCGACAAAAATATGAGAACAAAAATAAACGCAAGCGCAAACGAAATTTTTAGAAATGAAAAAGCGGTTGAATTGTATAACAAATTCGTAAACGACTCAAACGTATACGAATATGGAGTAGACTGCGAAGGCAATATTTACTTCGCCTTCGCAAACGGCGTTATAAAAAGATACACGCGTCGGGAATTCGTGAAAATCGCAAACAATCCGGAACTTTCACCGAGATAATATTAACCAAGCCCCGGCCGCGTGGTCTGGGCATAAAAACAAGAAGAATCATGGCAACACTAAATAACAACAATAAAACTTTAGATTTCGAGTTTGGCGGACAATTAGACGCTTGGCAAATACAGAGTATCTTGTACAACGCAGGAGGAACGTCTCTTGGAGAGATATCGGGATATCTTTCCGAAAAAGAGGGATGGAATGAAAAAAACATAAACGAGTTGGTTGACTTTATCAACTCGGAAGAATTTAACGAAATGAAGTTCTAAACCCAACAGCCCCGGACGCTTGGCCGGGGCATAATAACTTATGAAACATTTTGAATCTTACTTGTATAGTAAGCTGTCGGCTTACGATCCAATGGTGCGCATACTCGACAAAGAGGATGTAATGCAAGAAATTCGCTTTGCGATGCTTACAGCCGAGCAGGGCGAGTTGTTCCGCGTCGCTTCGGGCCTGATCCGCAAACTTGCCCGCAATTGCGGCTACAGTCGCAGGAAGGGTAAGGACAATTTCGAGGCGTTCTATCGCGAACTTGCAATCCCTTACGACCCCGCGCAGGATACAACGTTGCCGCAATCTCGCGCGTATTACGTCGAGGATTACTACAAGACGACGATGCGAGGACACGGCCGAGATCGTAACCTCACGCATGTCGTCGAGGGCGAGTATGACGTCGTGCTGGAGGGTACGACTCGGTCCCGCTCCGGCCGTTTCGGGAACAGTTTCAAGTTGCTGATAGCAGACGAATTAAAAATCGAAGAAGAAGGGGTTGCGTAAGAAAGAGGGGCATACGCCTCTCGCTCTTTATTCATTAAGATGGACATTATCGCTTACATGTACGAATTTGCACGAACGTCGAAACGTTCTAAGAACTACCGACGTTCGTATTTGAATCTCGCACGCAAGCTGTCGAAGTTCGCAGCGCAACATCGAATCGAAGTTACGACAGAAGTCGTCAATGATCGTGTGCTCGAAGAATTTGTTGATTTTTTGCGCGTCGAAGGGCTTATGAAGAGTACGATTTTCTGCCTCGTCACGCGCATTAAGACAATTCTGCGACGAATGCAAGTGGATAACATACATGTAAATCGCTCCTGCTTCGATTTCTGCGTAGAAAACGAGCAGGGAAACGCGATCTATCTCACGTCCGACGAGGTGCGACAGATCGCAGCATTACAGATTAAGAAACGAGAAGTCGCGATCATTCGAGACGTCTTCGTGATCGGGTGCTTGACAGGGATGCGATATAGCGATTATGTTGCGTTAACATCATCGAACATCGTAAACAACACGATCGTTCGAAGGACGAAGAAAACGGGCGAAACGGTTGTGATTCCGATTCATCCGCTCGTTAGAGAAATATTAGCCCGATACGGCGGGGAGTTCCCGCGCTATTGCGGCTCGCAGACGAACTTCAATAGACGAATAAAGAATGTTTGCAAGCGCGCGGGGGTGAAAGGAGAGGTTTTCGTAGAGCGCACGGTGGGGACACGGGTGCAGCGTAAGCGGGTAAAGCGTTATGCCCTCGTAGGTTCACATACAGCTCGCAGATCGTTCGCAACAAACCTTTACTTGTCAGGTATTTCCGCGGGTAGAATTATGCTCTTAACGGGGCATAAAACAGAAGAAGCCTTCTTCCGTTACATTCGCATAAACAAAGAAGAAAATGCGAAAATCTTAGCCGAACATGCGTTTTTCAAATAAAGATTCGTATCTTTGTTTCGTTTTTGTAATCGTACTGTGCCGTAGAATTGAAACAACAAAACAGTGTCTGTGAAGACGCTTTTTTTATTATTAATTACAGCCCCCGACCGGTTGGTCGGGGCTTTTTTTTTTTAAAATGTACTTAAAC